CATGGGCACGAATGGGCGAGATTATATCACTATTGATGGGTTCACGTTTATCTCTGATGATGGCCGGTGGATGGCACGAGTGTTTCTGGGTGGACCAGACGCCTCCAATTACTCGAACTATATTAATTTCACGAACAACATCTTGGACGGTGGGTACTATGGATGCAACGTCGGTGACAACGAGGAAGGCCTTCGTGTCAACACCAGCAACTATGTGAATGTGACGCACAATGTTTTGCAGAACTATCGCGCGCGATGGGAAGGCGGAGCCTCGCTGGGCGGGACGACCGCGACAAAGTGCTACACCTGCAACTACACCACGTATGACGGGAATTTTTTCCAGAACAATACCGTGGCGATGTACGACAAAGACAGGGGGGACCACACCACTGTTCGGAACTCGTTCTTTGTCAATTCGGATGTGTGTTACCAAGCCTCTGATAACACGCACTTCCAGATCAACGGCACACTCAATAATAACGTGTGTTACAGCAATCTCTACCGAGGGTTCTACGTAATTACCTCAGGACAAGCCGCAGACTCCTATCTGAACGATTGGACGATCAATAACAATACCGTCTACACCACGCGCACGGTGGCGCAAACGCTTGGCAATGGCAGTTCAATCACAAAACAGCAGTCGCTGCTTTTTCAAAGTTCAATGGCGAACCAGGCGCAGCGAGCCTCGATTTATAACAATATCGTTCAGGGGCCAACCACGGGGAACGAATACCTGGGAAGCGTGCGATTTTCCGAGCAAGTCACAAACGGCATCACCAATACGATCATCAACGACTATAACAACTACGGCTCTCCGATGGCCGTCATCGGGCCTACAAACGGGTTCGTCAGTTCCACGATTGCATCGTTACAGGCTAAAACCATCATGGCGCTGACGACGGGCAACCACAATCAAAACTCCATCGCCAGCGCCCCCTCGTTTGTTAATGCGACGGGTGGGTACTATCTGCCGTCCGATTTCAAGCTCACGGGCGGATCGGCTGGCACGAATGCAGGGAACGATGGACACGATATGGGAGCCAACACCGATAGCGTGTGGCATCCGACCCCGTTTCGTAAACCGATGACGGAGGCGTTACGGGTGGCGAAGACCGCGCTTGCGCCCTAGCGAGCGTTTGGAAGAAGGCTGAGTAAATGGGACTCACTATCGAACAAATGAAATTGTCTCCTAATGCACGCCACGGCGCAGAATGGGTTCGTGCTCGACATCCGCAGATCGTCTTTACCTCAGGTCGGCGCGACGTGTTGGATCAGTCAAGGGTCATGGCGGAGAACACCGTGCGATACGGGAGAACATGGCTCGTGCGCACCTACAAGCCGAGTCCGCTCATTGATACACTGCATGGGTGGTTGCAATCACGCCCGGATGCGGTAGATGCAAAGACCATTACAAACGGATTTTATGAATGCCTCTTAGCGTGCCATAGCGGGCAACTCACGACACTCTCGCGCCACCTCACCGGGGACGCCTGGGATGCGGCCTGGCCCGGCGATACAGAGGGTGAGAAGATCGTCAAGGACATTCAGATCCACATGCCGGTGGAGTACGGTTTAGACAAACTTATTGATCGAGAGGGCGGGCTACGGTTGATCCATGCGCAATTCAAACCGAGTGTGGAAATATAAATCGCCGAGCCTCTCGGCAAGGATATAATGGCTATGAGGAATCTATGGCGTCTGATCAAGAAGAGAATCGGAAGATTGCTAAATTCGAAGACTGGCTCCGACAGGCGTCCTATTCCCTTATCTGGTTTCTTACTGGTCTTCTGGGCTGGTTATGGAACAGCGGCATTGATAGCAAACTGGGATCGCACGATCGACGACTGGATTCTCAAGAATCCGCCGCATCGAGTCTCGACCGGCGGCTCACTGTCATGGAGGCAGAGTCCAAACGAACCCGAGAAGATGTCGGGGAAGTCAAAGATCAGTTACGATCCGTTTGCCGAAAGACCAAAGAATGTTAACCCCTGAGGAGCCTATTATGAGTGAAGAAGAGAAACTCGCAATGCGGCAAGTTCAACTCCGGGTCATCGAGCGAGTGGCCTATCTCATTGTCGGGACCTTCATTGTGATGGCGATTCTTCCTATTTTCGTCTCGCCACAAGAAGGATCCAAAGAACTTGTATCGTCGATGAAAGACGCGCTCGTCAATATTACCCTGCTCGTGGCGGGCTTTATCTTCGGTAGTTCATTCGGCAGTCAGTCGAAAGATCATAAATCTCCGGACACGAAGGAGACACCCGGCTCATGACCTCTCTCTATCGAATCGCCCCTGTACTAGTACTGATCGGACTCGTCGGCTGTTCAGACGCGAATGTGAAAAAGAACACCGAGAAGATTAACGCGGTTGCCATTAAGGTTTCCCAGGATATTCAGAAGGTACTTGTGATCGGATGCCAGAATTCAGGCGCGATCGAAGTGGCCATCGACATTGTTCAAGAGTTTCTTCCTGAGGGTTCCACCACCGATGAGGTGAACAAATACGTCGCCGTGGCGGAGAAGGCGGTCGTGCCCCTCTGCGAAAAAGTGTTGACCGCAAAACCGTAAGGGGTGCGCATGCAGAGGGACGTCTCAAACATTGAACTGCCCGATGAGGTCATCGAAGATCTTCCCAACGGAGAAGATCCGACCGAACGCTTTCTTGCCGATATTGCCGGAGCGCTGCTCGACAAGCGGAGAGAGGCCATCCAGTTTCGCAAAGCCAGCGGAATCGAGGAGACCTGGACGCTGTGCGAAGAGGCGTACGTCGGCATCGATGACATGAATCGTGCGGAGTACAACGCCGGCAAGTGGGTGAAACCGCCCACGATGACTGGTGGGTTGACCTCCTCGCAGAGCATCAGAAGCCAGTCAGAAGAACCTCGATCGACCGCATTCGTGCGACTCACCGGTCGGTATGTCGACGCCGGCGCGGCGAAGATCGGTGAAATTCTTCTCCAGATTGACGACAAACCGTTTAGCTTTTCTCCAGATCCAATCCCTGAATTGACAGCCGGGCTTGAAGACACTAGCCAGGTCGTCGACAATGGCACACCTCTCTATCGTGACCCCACTCCGGACGAACAGTCCGCCTTGCAGGCCGGGCAGTCTCCGGCGCGAGTCCCGTTGACAACGAAAGATGTCGCCCAGGAAGCGATCGACAAACGGAAAGACTCCGCCGAGAAAGCTGAGAAGCGCGTCTACGGATGGATGCTGAATGGGCAATACCATCGCGAAATGCGCAAGGTTATTTTCGACGCGTCTCGACTCGGGGTAGGCGTACTCAAAGGTCCTTACCCTGACATGCGCAAAATGACGAAGATGACCACAGAGGCCAATGGTGCGAGGGTCGTCGAAACGCGAATAGAGATTGTCCCGGTCACCCGATGGGTCGACCCTTGGAACATCTTCCCCGACCCGGCGTGCGGAGAAAACATCCGCGACGGGGACTACTTATTCGAACGCGTCTGGGTATCTGAGAAGCAGGTCCGGGATCTAAAAGGACTCCCTGGGTATTTGGACCGACAGATCGACAAAGTGGTCAAGACCAAACCATCCGGTCAAGCGTCCGATGGCGCGAACCCCAACGACCGCGACCGTCGGCATCAATATCAGATGTGGCATTTCCACGGCGCGATTAAGCGAGAAGAATTTCTTCACCTGAACAAAGACGCTGCCGAGGACATCCCGGAAGATCAGGAAATGGTCTTCGCGGTGGTGACGATGATCGACGAGATTGTGATCCGAGGGGCCATCAACCCCTTATCCCGGTCTGGTGAGATCCCGTATCATTCGGTTCCCTGGCAGCGACGCAACGGCTTCTGGGCAGGAATCGGAGTCGCTGAACAGATCTTCGTTCCACAACGTATCACCAACGCGGCTACGCGCGCGTTACTCAACAATGCCGGCATCTCAGCCGGCCCGCAGATCATCATCACGAAATCCTCGGTCACCCCGGCGAATGGCGAGTGGCGCATCACGCCCAATAAGATTTGGTATGCCGCCAATGACGGGGTCATCGACGACGTTCGAAAAGCCTTCGTCTCGGTAGAGGTCACCAATGTCGGCGACAAGTTGATGAACATCATCAACTACGGCATGAAGTTGGCTGAAGAATCGAGCAGCATCCCGCTCGTCACGCAGGGGCAGTCCGGGAGTACAACGCCCGAGACCTACGGGGCGACGCAGTTGCAGAACAATAACGCCAACCAATTGCTGCGCAGTATCGGCTACGCGTTCGACTATTACATCACCGAACCGTTGGTCAAGATGCACTATGAGTACCTCCTGCTCGATCCGAAAGTCCCGGATGATGAGAAGGGGAACTTCACCATCGACGCGCACGGGTCAATCGCGATGATTGAGCGCGCGATCCAGGATCAGACGATCGCGCAGATGACGCCATTGGCTCAGAACCCCATGTTCGGAGTCAACCCGAAGAAGTGGTTTGCCGTCTTGGCACGCAGCAAACGCTTAGATCCGCGCATGTTCCAATACACCCCGGAAGAACAGGCGCAACTCGATTCACAACCGAAGCCTGAAGCCCCGGCCGTGACGGTCGCCAAGATCAAGGCCGCGGTGGCCGACAAGCAGATGCAAGCAGATGCAAAATTGGCGCAAGAGGAAAACACCTTGTCGCTCGAAATCGAACGGCTGAACGTGCAGTCGCAGCAGGAGATCGCGAAGCTCACCAACATGACCGCACAATTGCGGATCAAGATGGACACGGATCGCGACACGGTCTACGTCGAGAGCGAGATGAAGCGAGCGCAAGCCGACTTCCAAGCCTCGATGGAAACCCTCCGTCTGAAGAAGGAACTCGCGATGATGGAGTTCGCCGCCAAACATAATCTGAACCTTGAACAACTCAAGGTGAAGTTGGCCGATACGACCATGCGGTTGCAGGCGCAGAAAGAACTGGCCGCGATCGACGCCGACATGCGCATGAAGGAACACTCGACCCCGTCTGCGTCGGATCTGCTGAAGCCCCCGGCGCAAGGACCAGGGAAAGCAGGAAACGGTAACGAATTCGCACAGGTGTGATAGCATAGTTCATGGACATTATTACTCCGGCCGATCGTGTCAGTGCGGTGTGGCAAAAGACAATCCGCATTGTCAAGGAAAAAATACGCAGTGCCCAGGGTCAACTCGAAGGGCCGCTCAGTCTAGATGAAACGAATCGGGTCCGTGGAAGGTTGATTGCGCTACGAGAACTTGAACGAATGGATGTCGACGATCCGCATGTGCAGTAGCCGCCTGGGATGGTCCCACACGGCAGAATGAAAGGCTCATCTACGCGTAGGCGCCGATGAGAAAGGGTTGATGGATGGGCAAGGACGAGGGTGTTGAAGAAGCAGTCGAGACAGTCGTCGAGCCGACCGAAGAGGAGACAGCCGCGGAAGCCGCGTTTGACTCCGGGTTTGACGGGACCGTAGAGACGCCCACGGATACTCCGCCGGCGGAATCTGCGTCAGCGTCAGAGTCGACCGAAGAGGTAACGCCAGAGGCGCCGTCTCCCAAGGAGGAGCCGGTCAAGGCGGCACAACAGGACGCCAAGCTCTCTGATGAGCAGTTGCAGGAAATTCTCGCGAAGGTCAAAACGGTCGATCAGTTCTCGGCCGTGGTCGAAAAACTTCGCGGCGATACCTTCGGGAAAATCGGCGGGCTCGAACGATCGTTGAAGCAGTTGCTTGAACAAACTCCGAACGGCCAACCCATCGAAGTGAAGGCCGAGGATCTCAAGGGGATCGAGACGGAATTCCCCGGGCTGAATCTCGCACCGGCTCTTGCGAAAGATCTGACCGCAGTTCTGAGCAAGATCAAGACCGGGGCGCCTGCAGTAGGGTTGAGCAAGACCGAACTCGACGCGATTCGCAACGACGTGGACTCGGTGAAGAAGGCACTCGTCGAAGACGCGAAGGCACGGGCCATTGAGCGTCTCTCTGACATGCACGAGGATTGGCAGGACATGGTTGGGAGCGACACGAACGAGACGGAATTCCGTTCGTGGCTGAAGAAAGAAAAGCCTGACCAAGTGAAAGCCTTCCTTGAATCGTGGGATCCAAAGTTTGTCGGGAAATTTTTGACCGAATTTAAGAAGGCGAAAGAGGCGCGAGAGAAAACGCCCGAACCTCCAAAGCCAAAACCAAGGCCGTCTCGAGAACAACGGTTAGCTGAAGCCATCCCGGCAAAGGGTGGCGGGGCGCCTATGCAGACGTCGAAACGATCCGAAGAAGAAGATGCGTTCGACTCCGGATTTAACGGACAATAACAAGGAGATCATCTACCATGCAGACTTACGCACTCAAAACCGCCCGTATTGCAAAGTACAAGGGCGAAATCTTGGCTCATGCCGTGCCGATGGAAGTCCTCGGTCGTCATGGCCGTCAGGTTCGGCGCATGCCGAAGAACAACAGCGATACGTACGTCGCGCGCCGATTCCTTCCCTACGGTGCGACGAGCACGGCCCCGAACACGTTCTTCTCGAACGGGACCGGTGATCGTGCCAACGTGATCGTGCAGGCGCATCTCACATCGGAAGGGGTCACTCCTGATCCTGAGACGATCACGCCGATGGACACTCAGGTGGTCATCCAGCAGTACTCTTGTTTGTACGGCTTTACGGATAAGACGTACAACCTGTACGAGGATGACATCCCCAAGGAAATGATCAAGCAGGTTGGCGAGCGCGTGACGCTGGTCAACGAACTGATCGATTGGGGCGTCCTTCGCGGATGCACCAACCAGTACTATGCCGGGACCGGGACCACGTTGGCGACCGTCAATGGCGGGATCACCCTCGGGTTCCTCCGGAAGATCGTGAAGAGCTTGCAGGCCAACCACGCGAAGGCCGTGAATAGCGTGCTGTCTGCCAGCAACAAGTACAATACCAGCCCGACTCCTTCTGGCTACATTGCCTTCATCCATACGGATGCGGAGCCGGATATTCGCGACATCCCCGGGTTCATCCCGGCTGAGAAGTACGCGAGCGGGAAGCCGCTGGACAACGAGATCGGTGCGGTGGAGCGGATCCGCTTCATCCTGTCGCCGGATCTTCCGTCCTTCCAGGACGCGGGTGCGGCGGTTGGTGCGACTGGGCTGTATTCAACCACGGGCACCTCGATCGACGTGTACCCGATGGTCATCATCGCCCAGGATGC